GCTGCAAGTTAACCGATATTTGATTAATCTTAGTATCGTCAATTATTCTTTTAAGGTCAATCTTTCTTGATATAGTTTCTTGAATTACAGGGTCATTAAAAGTATAGGGGACGAAACTTATTAATTCCAAGTCGCTATTTCTTTTCTCTAAATTATGCTCTATTCTCTCCACAATCGCTTTATCATCTATATCTATACTGTTCATATCTAATCTATTTAAAAGTGCTAAGAAGGGCAAAATAGGAGTTTTTAGCTTATACCTTGTCCTATTATTGCACCTTAATCTAAAATTATGTCTAGCATTTAATAAAGCGATAGCTTTTGATTGGAGGTAAGGATTATCATAAGAATATAAATTACTTGGGTCAACTACTTCTGAATATTCAATCTTGTTATCGCTGTAAACTGTTAAGGGTTTACCATACATTATGAATCGCTGAATTATAACATCATAATCATAAGGATTAGAAAACTGTACCCTACCCCCAACCTGATTATAGACTATCTCGTAATTGATATTGACTTCATCGCCTGCTGCATTCTCAAACAAAGTTTCTATTTCACTTTCTATGATATCTAAGCAAATAGAATCATCAATATAAGAAAACTCTATCCATGCAGACCGTTGACCTGCCCTTATTTGAATCTTGGCTAGGTCATTCTCTTCGTCATAGCTCTCTTGATTGATATATTGCCAGATAACCTTTCTTTCTTGTAACTCAAAAGTAGAGTATTGTACCTTTATTCCATCATGTTCAGCTATTATATCCTCTTCTTGTATCTCTCCTAATATATTATATTGCTCTAGGCTATAACCAATATCGTCATAATCATCCTCATTAAAGGGGGTTGTTAACTTTAGTAAGCCTTCATTATCTACGAATATGCTACCACATACAGCTTCTACTAATAACCTCAATTCATCAAAGACCTTAACCCCTTCTTCAAATACTCGATATTTCCCAACTAGGGGATTCCCCGCTTCGTCAGTTATATCTTCAAAAGCTATTTCATAGTCCGTAAATCCCATTTTATAAGCTAATTGATGAGCTAGACTATTACTTTTATCAAGGTTATTTGATAGCCAAAAATCAACCCAAACCTCTTGTTCTTTAAACTTAGCCTTAACCCCATCTTTTAATTTGTCGTAAATCCCAATACTAAAACTATGTTTAGTATTATCGTGAGTTCTAGGAAAATAATCGACAAATCCTGTAAAAAGTCTTATAGTTTCATCGTTAAAAGTATCTTCAATATAGATTATATCTCCCTGCCTGATAATGGTTGCTATATCTATATTTTTATGTCTTTGAAGATTGATGTCTAGATTTGCCTCATTAGAGTTAGCTTTAGCATTGAGAGATTCTTTTTCCAATAAGATTCTAAAACCTTTTTTATCTACATAATCAGTTATATCTAATCCGCCTTTAGATAGATTATAGATTTTAAAGATATGTTCCATTTTATTTTCTTCATCTTTAGTTAAATCCTTAAATTGTTGACTAACTTCTATAACATTATTCATAATGGAGATATAAGCCCTGACCAACAGGGCTTATATTGGTATACCTCCTTTCTACTCTTTAGCTTTAATTTTTTCTTTCCATTCTAAAAACTCACGATACAAACTCTGTTTATTTCCATCAAAGAAATTATTATCTTTAGGTTGGTAGTAATAGTTATTGTTGATTATTTGGGTAGTTTCCCCACTTACACTAGCTCCACCATAGAACTCACTGCTACTTGTACCACTTTCACTATCGCTTTCACTTGCTACATCTGAATAATTAAAGCCTAACCCAGCTTTATTTAATTCACTTTCAAAGTCATCTAATAAACTTGTCATATTCTCTAAATCTGTGTCAATATTACCTGTAAACTCTATTGAATCAGTTTCAAACCATTTACTAAACATATCTTGATAAACTTTAGATTCCATAAAAGCATTAATTAAGGCTTCTTTAGCATTATTATAGATAGATTCTCCCATACTAGCTGTAAAATCTAATACACTACCACTATCTAAGGCAGCACTCATAGCATTACTTAAAGAGTTCTTGACTGAATTAGCTATCTCTTGAGCCTTCTTACTAGCCTCTGTTGCAGGTAACATAGTATCAATAATCTCTTGACCAATTCCAGCCTCTTTAGCACGCTCTCTTACATTATCCCAGAAAGTATCCATAGTAGTATTATCTGCTTCTAGTTTTTTCATCTCTTCTAACATACCATCTAAGGTATAGCTAGCTGGATCACCGTTAGCATCTTTTCCTTTAAAGGTACCACCTAATAAACTATTAGCATACTCTAAAGGATTATTGCCTTCATAACCAGCTAAATTCTCCATAATTCCACCAAAGATAGTTTCAAAACCTTTATTTAGCTTATCGAATTTAATGTTATAGACTACACTAGCAAAGTTCTGTGCCATAGTGTCAAAATACCCCTTCATGCCACTAGCAAAACTAGCTATCATACTTCCACCATTAGCAAAAGTAGAGATAAATCCTTGTCGTACCTTTGACATAATGGTTACCATAGAACCTCCTGCTTCTACCATTTTTTCAGCCAATTCATCAATCTCTTCTTTATATTCAGAGGCTTTTAATCCAGAATCATCATACATTTGAGTTAATTGTTGTTTATATTGTTCTAATTTCTCCTGTCGACTTAACCACTCTATTCCTTCAAAACTTTCTAATCTGGATATTTTGGGCATATCCTTAGAATAAGTAAATAATTTATCCATCATTGTTACATATTCATTTAACTGTTCCTTAAAAGGACCTAAATCAAATTTAAAGTCTTTAAAATCACTTCTGTCAAAAGATTTAGCTAACTTTTTAAAATCAGCCTTATTCAAATTTTGAATCTCTTTATTAAATTCTTTTAATTCTTTTAAAGGTTCCCTTGCATCTAAATCAATTAAGCTACTTATATCTTTAGTTGATTCAATTTTACTAAATTTAGCACTAATTAAAGAACCTGTATGCTGTTGATTTCCCCAATTATCTTTTAAATATCCATGAACAAACTTCATAGGGTCTTGGATTCTATTATGCCAATCTGTAACTTTTTTAGTTCCTAAGCGTTTCCTATCTGTCTCTCCAATTTCCATAGATAATTTAGAGAATTTAAATCCTTTTCCACTTTGGAATAAAGAGATTAGTTCGTTAAATACTTCTTTTCCTTTTGCTATATTGGTTGTTGTTGGATTAACTGAAATAGCTTTAATAATATTTTTAGCTGTATCATTAGTATATTTAGAAGTTAATTTTAATTGTTCTAGCTGTTTATTAGCTACTTCTAATTGTTTTTGATAAATAGCATCTTGTTTTTGTTTTCTAGCTTCTGCTTTTTTATCAATACTTGAACCCCAAGCACTTAATCCACCTACTATCATCCCAATTGGTCCTGCCATACCAGCAACTGAAGATAACATTCCTCCAGCCTTACCAAGCATCCCACTTAATCCATTAGCCCCTTTGCTAATTAGTCCATTTAAGAAGCCATCCTTTCCACCAAACTTCTCTCCAATTCCATCTAGAAAACCAACAGCTTTATTAATAGATTTACTAATCTTTTCAGGAGTAAACTTCTTCTCAAACTCTTTTCCTTTATCTATTGCTTGCTCTAATATATCAGCTATATCCTTTAGTAAATCATTTCCTAAGAAATCACCTAACTTAGATAAGCTTTGAGCAAGATTACTGGTTATATCAAAAATTTTCTGGTTAAGCTTTTCATAGTTATTTCCTGTTTCTCTAGCTGTTTGGCTAATATCTTTAGCTATTAAATTATTATCCTGTAATTGTTTAGTATAGTCTTTAATAGCTTGTTGCATTAATTCAAAATCCTGCTTAGGGTCTCCTGTTAATTGGGTTTGGGTACTATTATTTTTTTTAAATTCTTCTTGATACTTCTCTTTATTCTTAGAGATAAATTCAGTCATTAGATTACTTTTTAAATCTTGGAGTAATTGATCACCTAAAGCTAAGTTAATATCTTGGATGTTACCACTCTCTAAGGCAGCACTAACTCCTGTGCTTAAAGCTTGCTTAACCTTATCAGCTATCTCTTGAGCTTTCTTTTCTGCTTCAGTTAGTGGAAACCAACTTTTAATAATCTCTGGATCTGCTCCAGCTTTTATTAATTTCTCTTTGATTAGCTGTTGAATTGATTCTAGATTCTGAGCTTTATCTTTAAAGGTATTTATCTCTGCTACAATACTTTTAATTTCACCATTATCTAGCTCTCCTTTAAGAAAACCAGTAAGATTACTATTTTTAAAATCAAACCCTTTTAATTTTTGCTCAAGATTATCAAATAAATTTACTAGTTTAGTTGCTAAGCCATCTTTTCCACCTGTCAAACTATCATAGATACTAGAGGCCATATCTCCAAAAACCTTGTTAACCTGACCTTTAACTCCCTCAAAGATTGCCTCTATAATCCCTTGACCATTCATAAAGGAATTGACAAAACCATCTTTAATAGTTTGACCTATCTCTTGGGCTCTCTTTTCGGCTTTACTTGGTGGTAAAAAATGATCGATGATTGTATCATCAATTCCTGCAGCTTTAGCCTTATCCTTAATGGTCTTAATAACTTGATTCATTCCATTTTCAAGATTTGATAAATTCTTCATTTCTTCAAAAAGATTATCTAAGTTACTATCATTGACTAAATTAACTGCATATTCAGTAGGATTAGCTATCTTTTTAGGGTCACTTGCCTTGAATTTAAGGGCTAAGTTAGCAAAGGTTTCTTTGAACTTTTGATTAAGCTTATCTAAGTATTTAGTATTAAAAACTTCGGCAAGTCGCTTTTTTAAATCATCAAAGTAACTTTTAGCACCTTTAGCAAAGGAGATAAGTGGATTATCACCTTGAGTTAGGTTGCTTGAAAAGCTATCTTTGACTTTGGCTGCCAAGTCATTAAAAGCTTTAGCCAATTTAGGTAATGCTTTAGTTGCCTCTTCGAAGTTTAAATTGCTAAGCTCATCTCGAGATTTTTTAAGATCATCACTAATTTTTTCTGAGCCTTCCCCTATATTATCAGCAAATCCAGAGACAGCATCTACTCCTATAGCAAAACCAGCTTCTAAATCACTATAATCAAGATTAGTAATATCGCCTTCTACCTTAGCAAGCTGTATAACAGTATCACCTATCTTATTAGCTCCATCCATAATCCCTTTACCAAAGCCATTAATTCCATTACCGGCTTCTTTAAGTGATGAAGCTAAACTTCCAAAGGGCTTTTTACCCAAAACTTCTATTCCCCCTAAGGCATCTCCTAAGCCAGATATCATTCCACCAATAGTTTTAACTAAAGCTCCAGTTATATTTACTAAAAGCTCTCCTACCTTCAAAATAATATTAGTTAACTCAATAATTGAACTGGCTAAAATCTGGAAAACTACCATTAAAGGATTGATTATTGGCTTGAGCATTGAAAGCAATGCTTGACCGATTCCTCCAATAATTTTAACCAACCCTCCAAAAGACTTATACAAAATACCAACAGACTTAAAGAATACTTCACTTAACCATAATAATGTAACACCTAATGCCTTTAAGATAGGAAATAAAGCTTGAATTACTGGTTTTAAAACAGCTGCTAAAACCTTAGCTAAAGCTTTAATAATTGGATTTAAAGTCTTAAAGATAACATTGACCAAAGACATCAAAGGTCTGATAATCTCACCTATTGCATCAGCTAAATCTTCTAAGTATAAATTAATTACTTCTATGATGTCATTAAAGGCTTTAGAATTTAATAAAAGTCCAGCAAAAGCTCCAGCTACTGCTCCAACTGGACCTGTTAAACCTAAAAGTTGAGTCATATCTACCATACTTTGAGCAATTGGCATCTGTCCTAAAAGAACTTGACCTACATTCTTTTGTGTTGATTGTATATTTTGAGTATCATTAACAGTAGCTTGGCTTTGATTATTACCTAAAGGTATGCCATTTAGAGTTGCTATTCTATTAAAAAAGTCTACAGCACTATCTCTAAGTTTGGTTAAGGCAGTATTTAATCTTAAGGCAGATTTAGTTAACAGCTGCTGAACTTGATCAAGTTTTTTAGTAGTATTGATTAGATTCATAAAGACTCTTTCTACCTCTTGAGCTGCTGCTTTAACTTTGTTAATTACAGTAGCCATAGTTAACATCTCTTTTTTAGCCATCTGAATTATCTCTAAAGTAGCTGTATCCATCCTTCCACCTCCTATTTTTATAAAAAAGAGGGCAACTTAAAAGTCGCCCTTAGCTATTTTTACTTCTTTCTTGTTTTTTAGAGATTGCTTTATTTAGGTTGCCAATTATTAAGAAGATCCGATCTAATAAAGGGGCAGATTGTTCATAAAATCCACCTTGATAAGGTAGAAATTGTAATTCAAGCTGCCCATTAAAGTTACAACGGCACATCTGTCTAACTTCAACAATCTCTTTGATAATCTGATTAATCTCAGAATCTTTAGTTGATTTTCCTTGGACATAAAGTCTACAGGCTGTCTCAACCTTCTCTTCTTCTTCAGCTTTAAATCTTAGTCTTTTTTTTCTTCTACTTCATCTTTAACCGCCATATTATTAGCTTTACGAACTTCTAAAAGTACTTTATCAAATAAATCCCCTAACTCTTTATCCTGTTGGATATTAGTAAAGGTTATCGCCTTATCAGAGCTCCATTCAACAATCTGCTTTGCCAAAATCAATAGATCTGGATCCTTTCTGGAGTCATACTCATCTAATTCCATAGTGAAGTTATTACCATGACCATTTGAAGTAATCTTCTTAGGTGCTCTTAAATTCTCTATCTTCTTTCTAAAACCATACTCCATTCTTGCTTCAGCCTTGATAAAACGATCACTTTGAGTATCCTCTACAATAATTACATCATTGATAACCTCTACTTTAATTCTCTCTTCTGCCATTTATATAACCTCCTAAAGATTAATATTTAGTTGAAATAAGGTCTTTAATACTAACTTCCATTACAGTAGCTGTACTAGCATCATATAAAGCTGATCCATTGATACTTAAGGTGATCTTATCTGGACCATCCACTGGACTACTTGATTCAGTTAATTTTACCTTAGGTAAGTTAACTACTATACCATTAGCAAGCTCTACTTTTAAATCAGTATAAGTATTATTCTTCATCATATCTTTAAGTTGCATATACTTAGTCTTATCAAATTTAGCTTGGAAATCAAAAGTAAGCTCTGAACCTTGAGCAGTTAAATCTCTACGGTAGATATCATTTAATCCACGGTCATCATCATCAAAGTTATTGCTTAAAGATAAGTTAAACTCATCAACAATGCCCTCATAAGCTGCTCCACCTAAAGTAATCTTTGTCCCATAAGCATACAGCTTCTTATCAACATCTGCTAATTCACTTACTGTAACACTAGCCTTTGGATCTCCAGTTAAAATCTCATCCTCTAATCCTAAGACATTTAAACTAGCAGTAATATAAGCTTTTTTAGCAATTGATAAATCCAAACTATTAATCTTACAACCAATATACTTCTCATAATAATCTTCATCAGTTAAGTTTTTGATGATTGTTGCTGAGTTAGTAACGTTATTATCTACTGTAAATGAGTGGAGATACTCTCCAGTCGCTGCTCCTGAGTCATCAGTTAAAGCTATTGGCTCAGTCTTTTCAGTTAGACCAGCTAATTTTAGAATTGGTACTAAGCTATCCTTAGTTAACTCCAATCCAATCTCACCACCACAGTTAATAGATGTGACTATCTCATCAGTTACAAATCTTTGACCAGTTAAAGCTTCAGATTGTTGGCTTTCCACCTCCGAATTCATACTATTAGAAGTTGCTAGATATTTAGTAAATATAGTAGCTTCCTCTTTAGGATTTGTTTGTAAACCTATTAAGGTCTCTGAATTTCTTCCTATTGCCATCTTATCTCATCCTTCCTGTAATTATAATTTTAGCAACAAAGTTTAAATTATTGCTATCATTTCTGTCTATATATTCTGCCTTGATACTAAAGGACAGGACAGAACCATTTAAGGTTTTATTAGCTCTTAAGGTATCAATAATCGATTCTACATTATCAATAAAGCCTGACATATCATTATTTATAGTTGTTTCTTCCAAGTAATAACAGTTAATTTCAAAGAGCTTATTATCACTATGTTGATCTATTGCTTCACTATCCTCAACTAAGTTCACTGCTTCATAACAGATTGCAGGATAGTCTGAAGGGGTAAACAAATTATATCGTGTTATTCCACTACTGTTTATTTGATTATTAGCAGTAATAATCGAATTTAAATTATTGATTAAATAAATCATCATTGACTTCCACCTCTTTAATTTTGATAAGCCTAGTATAAGAATAACAGACTTTTGTTAAAAATAATTACATTAAAATTACTTGAATATTACTTTTAAAACTTTAGATAATATCAAAGAAAGTAATTGTTCTTTATTTATCCTTATCAACTTTTAAAGTAAAGTAGCTATCTTCATTTAAGAGATAGACAGGAATCTCTTTATTATCCTTACAATCCTTCTGGTAATAAGAAGTCTTTAATAAATATCTTAAAGCAACAATTAAAGTAATCATTAAAAACACTAATATCAATTCAATTCCCCCTCTTCTACTAAATAATTTTTAATTCCAAAATAAGCTATAGATAATCCATAATTAAATAAAAAGGGTGTCCCTAAAAGCTTTAAAGGCAATGTCCCAATTAAAGCAAAAGATAAATATTTGAGTAAACCTAATATAATCACCTTCATCATTATTCCTCCTTAAGAACAGACTCTATACTCTTTGACCATCCCTAAAATCTCCATCAATTGATCCAATAACTCCCTTTTCTTATTGGCAACTGTACTCTCTGCTAAACATAAGTTGGCTGCTACCTCCCTAATTGTATAATTCTCCTTACAATAAGAGAGTTCTAAGAGCTCATACTCTTCTTGATTTAAGGTACTTAAAGCACTTTGAAGGTTCTTTTTAAGTAATTCTAACTGCTTTAGACGCCTTTCTGCTAAGTCTTTCTTGAGGTTAAAGATTTCTACACTTCTATTAATCTCATTATTCTTACCTGTATTGACCTTGGAATAATCAGTTGCTAACAAACTAAACTCCTCATTAACCTTTCTTCTTTCAATCTCTATTTTAGTATCTAGCCTTTCTGAAAAATACTCCCATAAGATCTTCTTTAGCTCTCTTCTTAGCTCTTTAGAATCCATCAAAAAAGCCCCCTTTTTAATTAAAAAAGGCTGATAATATCTTTAAAGATATTATCAGCCTGCGTTCTTCGCTCAGCTAATTAAACTAGTCTTTTTCTCTTTTCTTTAATCAAATCAATTACTCTACCTTGTTGAAAGACAATTTCAATCTTACCATACTCTAAATCTTCTGATTCTTTAACCAGCTCTCTAATAACCTTGTCATTAATCTTCTCTTCACTCAAAAAACCACCCCTTAATTAACTTAGATATTATTCATCCCTGCAATATTTTTAATATTCTTCTCTCTAATATCAGTAATCTTCTTTCCTTTAAGTCGTCTAACATCTACTCCCCCAATTTCAATAGGTGCTCCATTTTTACCGATAATTCTAGAGATATGATCTGGAGTAAGTTTATCCTCTAAATCGATTAAAGTCTCTGTAGTATTGATAATAGTTGGCTTCTTCTCCTCTACTCGATGATTAAGGATAATAAATAACTTATCTAGTTCATCAGCTCCAAATCTAGATCCATTTAAGTTATCAATTACCAATAAATCTACATTCTTAACACCTTCAATAATATCAGTAGTATTTTGGGTACTATTATAACTACTAATAATCTCATTATAAAACTCTTTGGCTACAATTCTAATACAATTATAGCCCTGTTTCATTATTTCTAAAGCAATTATATGTGATAAGAGACTCTTCCCACTACCACATTTTCCAGTAAAGGTCAACCCAATTCCCTTTTGATAATAAAATTCAAAGTTATTAATATAGTCAATAGCAGCCAATTTTGCTATCTTCTTTCCTTTAAATTCTTTGAAATCATCTAAAGTCTTCTCTTTAAATTCTTTTCTCAACCTAGCAGTCTTAATCTTCTTCTCCAAATTTCTCTGTTTAATCTCTCTTTTTAAATCCTTCTGACAATGACAAGCGTAAGCTATATATTCACCCTGGTCTAACTCTACTATTATCTTCTGGTCTAAACAGTGGGGACAATTAGCTTCAGCCGGATTGGATTTTCTCTGTTTTTGGTAAATCTCTTTATACCTGTTCTCTTTGATATAGTTTATCTTATTTAAAAGATTATTAAAGTTCGATCTCTGATAACTCATACTCTGTAAATTCTGTATCTCTAAAGAATCTCTGTTGTGGGATAAGTGAACTACCTTCTCCATTATCGCTCCCTCCTTTTAATAAACTATCGGCTTTAGTAATGAAAGAACGAATAAATTGATAACTATAAATACTAGCCTTGGTTTTTCCCTGTTGCTGTTGACTGGATATTGCTAGCTTTAGAGCTTTTTTGATTACTTTAGTATCATAATTCTCTAAATCATCCTTTAACATTTTAATCTTAGTTAAAGAGTTACTTTCAATGCTATCTAAAATATAATTTTTAATAGCATCATATTCTTTAGTTGCTTGGGAATTGTATGTATTATATTTATTAATTAGTTCTTGTTTGGGTAAATCTGCTTTACCCCCTCTGTCTTCCTCTTTAACCCCATGAGTTTTAGAATTACTAGCTTTAGGTTCTATGATAGTATAAATATTGGAAATATCACCAGATTTAGTACGACGCCTTTCTTTTCTTATATAACCTATTTCAGTCAAGTTTTTTAGGGATTTAATTAAACGAGGTTTAGAACAACTAACTAAATTCTTTAAAGTATTTAAACTGGGATAACACTGACCACTTTTAAGATTAGCAAACTTACAAAGAATTACATAAGTTAGTTTATCATAAGTATCTAGTTTATCATCTTCTAAAGGTCTATTCTTTACCATTGTAAAATACCAGGATTTATTCTCTTTTAATTCTACTATCTCTTTCATCATCAGCCCCCTAACGACAGATATACTTATATATCTTATAATTATATTTAAATTTAATGTCGATAATCATATTATTCTATCGTTTCATATCGTGTCTTTATTGCTTAAAAAAATCTCTTCTATCGTTGTCCCAAATAAATCTGCTATATTTTTAGCTAATTTTAATGTAGGATTACGTTCTCCCCTTTCAATAGAAGAATAAAAAGAGAGAGATATATCAAGAATTTCAGCTATATCCTTTTGATATAAGTCATTTTTCTTTCTTAATTTCTTCAATTTAGCTCTCTTTTTAGCCATTTAACTCCCCTCCTGATGGTAATATTATATATATATGGTCTTTAAACCTTAATTTGTTATCTTGTGTTATATTATACTACTCTTTTTGTGTATCGTCAAGAAATAACTCTTACAATCTACTCAAAAAGAGTATATTATTTCATCACTACACATAATGTGTTATTATATAGTTAGATATTAATTTTAAGGTATTATTCTTAGAAAGGAGGGAGAAACTTTGACAGAATTTCCTTCTCGTTTAAAAGACTTAAGAAAAGAAAAGAATCTGCGGCAAAAAGATTTGGCTACAGACTTAGGTGTAGCTAGAACAACTATTGCTAATTATGAACAAGGCACTAGATTCCCAGACAAAGATGTTTTAAACAAATTAGCAAATTATTTCAATGTTTCAACAGATTATCTTTTAGGACGTATTGATTACCCTTCTTATCTACCACAAGGAACAATGCCAGCTAATGACATGGTTCAAATTCCTATCTTAGGAACTATCCAAGCTGGAAGACCGATTTTAGTCCATGAAAATATTGAAGGATATCGTTCTACTGATAGAAATTCAATTAAAGGTAGTGATTACTTTTTTTTAAGAGTTAATGGTGATAGTATGATTGGAAGTAGAATTTATCCTGGAGACTTAGTTTTAGTTAGAAAACAAGAGGATGTAGATAATGGAGATATTGCTGTAATACTAATTAATGGAGAAGAGGCTACCTTAAAAAGAGTTTTTAAGAAGAATGGTCAGTTAATCTTGCAACCTGAAAACCCTAAATATGAACCATTAATCTTCACCCAAGGTGAAGTTAGAATTATTGGCAAGATAGTAAAGGTTGAATTTGATGTGTAATTTAAAATAGTTTATAGTTACAAGGCTGATAAAAATCAGTCTTGTAATTTTTCTAACTTAAGGTTATTTTAGTTAATAGATATATCAGATTAATTTAAAAGGGAGAAAGATTTGATAATAGGATTTTAGATTGATTTATCAATTTTCTATGTGAAAAAATAAATTTATAAGAAAACTAATTTACTTATAGGAAATTTTTGTTTATAATATAAGCTGAGGATTTAATTTGTGAAAAACTTATTAAATAGGGCAATAAAGAGGACAAGCAGTCCTTCTTTATTTTTACATAGACAAGATATATTTTCTATATTTACATATTGTCGGTAAATGTCGAAATGTATCAATAATATAACTTACATAATTAAGGAGGAATAAAATTGAAGAAGATAAGTTTAGTTTTGATGTTAATTGTACTTTTGGCTTTAACTGGTTGTAGTGGTGATGATAATGATTCTGGAGATAGCGGAAGTATATCAGAAGGTTATAAATTAACAGTTAGTTCTAACGATTCAGGGATGGGGTCAGTAAATAAAGAACCTCAAAAAGATAGGTACGATAAAAATGAAGAAGTGGTTTTAACCGCAAACAGAAAAGATGGATATGTTTTTGATCATTGGGAAGGTAGTGGGTTTAATGGTAATACAAACAATCCACTAACTCTGACTATAAATAATGACTTAACAATAGTGGCGGTATTTAAAGAAGATATTTCTGACGATCTATACAAAATAAAAAATAAAATAGATGATACTGTAACTAACGACGAGATGTATTATGAGGATGCTAAAGAGTTTTATGAAATATATGAAGCGGTTTTAGGAAATTATGATAATACAAATGTAATGCTAAAATACTTGGAGTTAAAAGACTTATTTAAAAATTCTAGCAATGAAGAACTAGCCAACTATGCAAGTTCTGATGAATTTGAAAAGAATTTATTTTTTATGATAATTAAACACGCTATTGATGAAGGGGGGTATATCGATAAACAGTCAGTAATATTATCGGATATAGCTGATTCTAGTATAACGCTAAATATTATTGATGAAAGTTCTGATGAATATATTGCTAAAGAATTCTCATATTTCACTAAAGATAATTACACAGAGCTAAAAAATATTAGATTGAAATCTTTTTATATTAATGCTAAAAATAGCTTTGGAGGTTATATAGGAAATAAATTAGTAATTTCTGTATCGATTAGTACCACTTCAGATTACGTATTTTGGTCAACGTTCTCGTATTGATATACAATAAAAATATTTAAGTAAGACTCCCAAATTTGGAAGTCTTTTATCTAACATAATCAAGGAATGATCCAATGACTCAGAGACCAAGATTACAAGAACTATATACAAATATCAAAGCTGCACTGCAAGCAGATCCAAAGCTTCTTGAATTTTACCTAAATTTATCCGAGAAACAAAAAGCAAACAGTTATATTTCCTTGAATGGCTCCAATTTATCAACAGGAGCTATTAGAGATGTGGTTAAGTTTATTAAAGGTGTTGAGGAAGGCAAAAACATCGGGTTCAAGCTGGATTTAAGTAATATTAAGAGTCGAGAGGATTTAGAGAAGGAGTTGGATAGAATTGTGACAGTTAGTAATCAAGAAAACTTACATAATTAAGGAGTGATGAATTTGAAGAAGATAAGTTTAGTTTTAATGTTAATTGTATTTTTAGCTTTAACTGGCTGTGGTGGCAGTGATAGTGGAGGCTCAGATGAAAATGTAGTCTGGACAGGTTATAGTAATGATTATTTTGGGATTAAACATCCAGAAGCATGGAAGCTAGATGAAAGTTCATGGGATGATGAAATAGAAGTTAACTTTGTAATAGATCCAAACGATAGATATAGTTTAGGTTTAGATATTGAATTAAATCTACATGATGATGAATATCTAAGTATTGACTCTGAATCAGATTTTAATAAATTCATAACTGATGAAATAAAATATATTGAGTCTGATAATGGTGCTATTTTAAATGAGGAAAGAGAAATAATTATTGATGGGTATCCAGGACATAAGTTTATAGCTACAAACAATCAAGAAAATATAAAAGCAATTGCAGTATATATTTATTATGCACCAGAGATAATATATGAAATAAATTATTATGCTAAAAAAGATGAATTTAATAATTATGAAGGAATAGTGAATGAAATGATTAATTCTTTTGAGATATTTTAATTTAATGTTATAAGACTCTCAAATCAAAGGGAGTCTTTTCAGTTTTGAACAGGAAACATTTCTATGCTATAATTAAAAAAGTCAGCAGGTCACGACTGCTGACTTTTTTCCATGAAAGGAGGTGAAATTATGAGAGTTTTATGGATCATCCTCAAACACCTCTTAGTTTTAATAATTGAGTTATTATATCAATGGTTTAAAACTCAACATTAAAAATTGGAGACTGGACCGATTAAGTGTTCCCAGCACTTGGACGGTCTTTTTATATTATATTGTTGTTACCTTTTCTCTATACTGTAATTATAACATTTTATGTTATAGAACGTCAAGCAATGTAGTACTTCTGAAAATGATATAGATTAAGACCAGTTTCTACGATGATCTCTTGGCTTATAATCATAAAGAAATAAAGGAAGATAGCATTAAGATTAATCCGTTTGGAGCTGAGCTTTAATGCTTAGAGTATGGTAACTAAAAGGCTAGAAACTATACCCTCTCAAATCTAATTTTAATTATTTGCTTTCTTTTTTTATCTATACACTGACCAATTTTAATTGAACTAACAGCCTTCAAACCACTACCACTACAACCACTATCAATATCCCACTTTACATAAAAAGATTTTAAAGAGAAGATAAATATTAAGTATATGATTAACCTCTCAAGAAAGAAAATAAGCTAAAATCAGCATTTAATGCACCTAATATTAAGCTATAATTTTATCTTTGCACTAAAAAAAGGATAACCACACCTAAAAATAGGCATAGTTATCCCTTGATCTATAATAATCAACCAAAAGAGGGCATAGTACCCCCTTGGGTTGTTATCATACTTTATGTATCAAAAATATTAACCTCTAAGAGCATTATCTTTACTCTCTAAGAGTTTCAATAAGCAATTGACTGTATTATACTCAGAGAAGATATGAGGCTGTCTAGAGAGGTTCTCGACCTCCTCAAAGGCAAATTCCGAGACTTGTCCAAGTTTCCTGATTACCTTCTTAACATTATTTTTAGTAGTATCAATTCTCATATTAAACAGGATAGACTTTACCCTCTCATATTGGTGATGAGATTCTACCTCTGAAAGAGCATCCTCTACAACTCCAATTCCTAGTTGGATAAAGTTAAAGGTTAATCTTAAGGACTTCATTAGGACACGCTTAACCTTAGTCCAGAAGTTGTCCACTGTTTCAAAGATAACCCCTGCCATATCTTTAATCAATTCTCTAAGTTCCTTAAAGCTGACCGACTTAGTAATATTCTTTAAAGTCTGTTGTTTAATCCCACCCTTGTCTCTATTATTAGGCATATGATGCTTGTGGGCTACCAGATACCAGACTAAACGATAATGCTTAAGATTATATCTTTGTAGCTTTTTAAACATTTCTAAAGGCATGATATAGCCACCCTTACCACCTTTTAGGATAGCTTGCTTATATCCTGTTATGGTGTAAGAGCTAATAACTTCATCACGATTAACCGAAATTAATTTAGATTCTTCTAACTTAGATATAGCTTGTACCACTTTTGAATCCGAGCTATGACCGATAAAATCAGCTATGTCCATGGTTGATAGTCCGATTACTTGTCCATGCTTAGCATGATAAGATAAGCAGTAATAGACATTGAACATAGTTTGAGTCATTTTGTGATTCCATTGTATCCCAAATTGATATTGGCAGAAGGGCATAAAAGCACCATCTTCTACTAGCTCTAAGTCTGTATATTGAGTATAATCTATAGCTTCAGTTTCTATATTTGCTTCCTGATCTATGGAGATGTTATCCTTTTGATGCTCCTGGATAAAATTAAAATATTCTTTTGCAGCTGCCGATAGTTCTTTAGCATCTTTAGAATTAATTTCCCCCTGTTCTGCCAATATAGCTAGATTAGATTGAAAATTAATTAGTTGACTTTGATTTTTTATATTTTTAATTTGTTCTTTTAACTTTTCGATTAACATTAAAATAACCTCCCCAGTATTCTGAGCAGGTTTCCGTTAGCTTAAATATCAGTTTGTCATATATTTCTAACTATTTTTTTACTAAATAGTGTTGACAATTCCCTAGAAAATTGTTATCATATAGATACAATTTTGATATTTAAGTTTCCAATACTTTTGCCGGTATCGCGGAAACCTTAACTCAATCTCGTGTTACCGCACGAGATTTTTTTTATTTTTTGTATTAAATTTGATAACATTATATACCATTCATAGAGATAAGTCAATGTTAAGAATTGGATAAGATTACTAACATGAGCTATTTTGTTTAAGAGATGTACAATTATGACTCGAGATAAACGGCTCTTTTAAGAGGATAATCACTCTAATACTCTTATTTCTTCTATAAGACCTTCTTTGAATAATTTCTTCATACAGTATCCTCTAAGCGATCCTCTACAATCTTCTTTATTACATATATCAGGAACAGGAAAACATCCTCTGTCTATATCTTTCTTTGCAATAATTCTGCTTCTCCACATATTAGAAAACCAACTTAGCCCTTCTTCTGTAATATAATAATTCATCTTGAAAGCTCACTCCTTATATATAATAATTGCATAAACTATAGTATATATTTTTTTGACAAGTTTGCTGATAGCGAATATAATTAAAATATGGACAAGGTTTATTAACTTTTTTATAAATAGTAATATTCACAACTTCATATCATAAGATTTAGTATAGAAACTATAGGTTTTGTCAAGATTAAGTGTAACATCCTCATTCCTATTTAGTATAATGATAAAAGGGAAGAGAGGTTAAAATAAAAAACACCTCAGGTACTGGTAATACCTAAGGTGCAGGAACACTCCTATAGAGACTTAATCAATATTATCAGGATAAGTTATAGTAACTTATCGATTAGATCAATTAAGGCTTGGAGGATATCTAATATCAGCAGAATTAGCTTTAAGATTTTCATCTATTAGAACACCTCCCTTCGTCAATATTTAGGAGGTTCCTTAAGTAGTACCCAGTCGCAGTGGGTGCTACTTTTTTATTATAACATATAAAAGGATACGAGACTATTCTTGATTGATAAAATGATACTAATTAAGGAGCTATGCTTAGTTCTTTGACTTCATTAAGAAAATTATGCTTTTTTAGAGGCTATATTCTGTGATAAAGATGGGGTTCTTCCACAAACTTTGTGAGTGGATATTATTTATTATTCTTAATCACAAAAGTTGTTATTGAATCACTATTTTCGAAGCGATTCGTAAATATTCGTAAAATTTACTACTAAAAAGAGTTGATTGATAGGGAGTAGCTCTTTTTTTAATATTTTCTCGTAAATATTACGACTATTCACGAGAAAATGGTTTGTGATTAATTAATGTTTCGTGAATAGTTGTAAAATCTACAAAACCATGCTATAATAAGCTTAATAACAGATTATATCAAGGAGGATTATAATGAGAACAGATAATATTAAATATGCTGGGATTGACTTAGGTTATGATACAATCAAATTGATTACAGAAAAGATGAAAGATAGTAGTGAAGGTGTGCTAAAATTACCTAGTTTGGTTGAAGAGATTACAGATAGTATGGATGGCTTAGAATTGAATAAAGAATTTTCAAAACAGAACGCAATCTTAATAATTGATGGAGTTACATATGGTGTTGGAGATTATGTGGTTAGCCAATTTAGTGGAATTGGAGCTAATTATAGAGCGGACAAGTTTAATTCTGATAGTGAATTAGCTAAATTATTGGCTAGCTTCTCTATATTGTATCCAGAAGCCAATGAGATAGTAGTTGAAGTATTAGCTACGGGGTTACCAGTTAAATATTATGAAAAGTATAAGGAAGAGATTAAAAAAAGATTTGAGGGAAGTTTTAGTGCGACTATTAATGATCGAGAGATTAAATATACCTTTAAAAATGTAGTAGTCCTACCTCAGGGGGTAGCAAGTCTAGCTTATTATATCAATCAGAATAAGAACTTTAATTTTGATAGTGAGAAATGCCCAGTCTTAGATATTGGGGGATTAACTATTGATGGAGCTTATTATAATAATGGAGTCTTAGTAAAAGGATCTACTTTCAGTATGGAGAAAGGAATGTCCAATGTATTTAAGAATATGGCTAAAGAGTTGGTTTTAGATGAGAAATTAATTCGAGATGCTGTTATAGAAGGAAAGGATAAGATTTCTCTTAATACAGGTGATGTTGACCTGACTAAAGCTAAAGATGCAGCTTGCAAGAACCTATCTAGTGTAATAGTAAGTTATACTTATAATGAATGGAGAGACTTTATTGATACAGTTGATAAGATCTTTATAGTAGGTGGGGGAGCAGAAATCTTAGAGGGTTATTTAGATGAAGCTTTTACAAATATCAAATTAGAGAAGATCATGAATGCTCAAGAAGCAAATGTACTAGCATATCTTTTAAGAGCAGAAGCTATCTATAATAAGTTGAATAAGGAGGGCTAAAATTGGATTTTAGAGCCGATTTAGTCGTTAATGAAGATAATACTCAACCAGAGATGATGGAATGGTTTGAGCAAAAGTATAAGGCTCATTCAGGGACTAAAAGGGATTTTGTTCGGTTTTTACTCAATGAGTTATATCAGAAGGAGAAGAATCAGAGTAGTATCAGTCAGAAGGATATAGAACAGATTAAAGAAGAGCTAAAGGAAGAAGTAATAGATTATGTATTAAAGTATCTTGATCAAGAAGGGTTAAAAGAAGAGATTAGTAAAAAAATAAATGATTTAGATGATAGTCAGGTTGATGTACAAGATAAATTATTTAGTCAATTTTAATAAGAAAAGATTGCCAAGGATTAAATCCTTGGCAATCTTTTCTTATTAAAAAGCTGGACCATTAAATGATTAATAGGATTTATAGGAGAATGAATGTTAAATTATATGGTCTTAAAAGAATAGTTCACTTAAGACTATATAATTTAACAGAAGTAAGATCAAAGTACTATCTAAGTAATTCTTAAATAACTATTTTTTTCTAGATTATGTTATCATTTATAATAGGTTGAACTGAGAGAAAGAGAATTCAGTTAAATTAATCATCAGAAAGTGGTGATCAAATGTTAGATTTCACAGAGATATCTAGAGATATGGAAACAAATTTACAGGATTATACAGAGATACCACAGATTCTAGAAGTAGGTCAAGCTTTATCTCCTGGACATCTATTAGATAGAATAGTTTATAACTTCTCTAAACATTATCAACCAGATCCAACAGGGATGATAGTAGAAAAAGAGTTAGTCTCTAGTCCAGAGATAAGCTTTGAAAATGATATAGAATATTCTTATATCACCCATCCTGAGGTTACTTTAAATATAACAGCTTATGGTGAAACAGATATCAACCCTTATATCACTAAAGCCCATGACTGGTTTAAAGTTCCCAAATTAGGAGGGAGATTCTTCGAAAAATATAATGTAGTGATTATAGATGTCACTGAAATTGAGAATTTAGATACTAATCCAAGCAGTGGATATCGCTACAAGAGATCCTTTGATGTAATCTTGCGATTTGAAGAAGTCATTAAAGTCAGAGAAAAAACAATTGAGATAGTTAAAATTACTGACTTTGATAATAAATAATAACTATAAGGAGTGATTAATGATGGCAGATGTTGAAGTGGTAATTAGTGATCAGACAAAGGCAATCAGTCAAGCAGGATTTGGCTTACCTTTAGTCTTTGATCCAACAAGTAATGTACCTTATACAGAAGTTACAGCTACAAATGAAATCCCTACAGAAGCTGGAGAGGTAGCTGATGGAATGATAGGAAGGATGTTGTCTCAAGAACCTGCTCCAGGTAAGGTAGCAGTTTATGGTGTTGATTTAGTTACAGCAGGTACTACTTTAGAAGATGAGCTAAATAAGATGATGGTGGAGCATAATGACTTTTATTTCTTATTGTTAGCTAGTAGAGTTCAAACAGATATTGAAGCAGTAGCTGAGTGGGCTGGAGCAAATCAAAAGCTATTTATTGCTCAAAATGATATCACTGTAGCAGCAGCTGATGTTGTAGCAATGGCAGCTAATATTTCAAGCTCTAGAACTGGTATCTTCGCTTATCAAGGTGATAAAGACCCTTATCTAGATGCAGCAATAGTAGGAAGAATTGCCCCATTACAACCAGGAGCAGTTACTTGGAAGTTTAAAGAGTTAAATGGAGTACCAGTATCACAGTATCTAAATGCTGATGTTAGTGCTTTACATGCTGGAAATGTTAATACTTATATTAAAGAGATGGGTGTACTACAAACTTCTGAAGGTAAAGCAACTAATGGAAGTTATTTAGATATCCAACGTTCTAAAGATTGGTTAAAAGCAAGAATTCAAGAGAGTATCTTCTTCTTATTACATAATGCTGAGAAGATACCTTATGATGATAGTGGTATTGCTCAAGTTGTTAGTAAATTAAAATCAGTTCTGAAATTAGCTGTAGACCGTGGTATTATTGCTAAAGATGTAGATGGCAATGGTATGTGGTCAATTAGTGCTCCAAGAAGAGTAGATATTCCTACAAATACTATTGCTAATCGTATTTTGCCAGATATTAACTTTACAGCAACTATTGCTGGTGCTGTTCATAATGTTAAAGTTAATGGTGTTTTAAAAGTTTAATTAGCTAAAAAATTAAAATTAAGGAGTTGAGATAAATGGCAGTAAACTATGATCCAACTAAGGTGCAAGTAGTTGTCGGTGGCGATGTAATAACTGGCTTTGCTGAAGGTAGTATGATTAAAATCTCTAGAATGACTGAGAAAAGAAGCAGTCACGTAGGAGCTCAAGGAGAGGTGACCTTTGTTAAATCAGCTGATGATCGGGCTGAAGTAACTATTACCTTAAAACATACTTCCCCAGCTAATGCAAAATTAATGAGCTTATATAAAAGTGATGAAGAGTTTGAATTTGCAGTATCAGATCAGAACTTTAAAAATGATGTAGGTGGCAGTGGTTCAAGGTGTGTAATTAAGAATATTCCAGATTTTGAGCGAGGGAATGAACTTACTGAAAATGAATGGGTATTAATTGTTGCAGATTATGAAGAAGCAATTCAACTTTAATTAAAGGAGCTGGTTTAAATGGCTGAAGGTAAGAAGAAGACTATTAAAATTGGTGATAAAGACTATACTTTACAACATCCTGGAATCAGATGGTATATCAAGCATGCTGATAATTCTAAAGATGCAATGGGGAATTTAAGTAATGAAAAGTATATCGATGGTTTACTAGAGAATGTAGTAATTCAACAGGTAACTATGGAGGACTTTGAGAGTATTACCGAGCTTAGAGATTTAGTACAAGAGATCGAATCCTTTCTTGGAGCCTAAATATAGTAGAAGATTACAAGATGGTACCATAAGTATCAATTATAATCGCTATAAAAGAGAGGTTGAAGGGCTTAAAAAAGCTTTCTGGCAGGTTGTTTATGAATTACAATCATTTTCAGAGGTTGAAAAGATGGATATAGATACCTTCTTAGAAGCCTATGCAGCTTTAGTAGTAATTAATCAAGATATCAAACAAGGTGGTAATAAGCTTTAATTTAGCTTTAGCCACCTTGTTATTTATTATATGCTAAATAAAACAGATTTAAGACACATATGGAGTCATAAACCTAAGGTAAGTATCTTATTTTCACCTAAAGACACATAATGAGTCTGATTATTTATTATAATCTGATAGTTAATAAGTAACTCTAAAGTATATTCTTGTATCTGATCCTCCTTAATAAAGGAAATTTATAGCCTACCAAGAATAACCTAGATATATATTGGTTAAGGAGGAGAATAATGAATAAAAGAATATTACTTATATTGATCATATCTAGTCAACTCTTTCTAGCAGGATGTTCGATGATGAGAGTGAGGATGTTGATTGGAGCCAGTACTCATGGAACTCCTACAGAGGTAAAATTAGCTCTTAAGTTGGGAGCAGATCCTAATCTAAGGGTACAAACTGAGCTTACTCCTTTAATGTTTGCTGCAGGATATACTAGCAATCCAGAAGTGATTAATGCTCTAGTAGAGTATGGAGCTGATCCTAAAATGAAGAATGATTCAGGTTGGCAAGCCATTGATTTAGCTGAAGAAAATGAATGTATAAGGGAACAGAGATCTATCATCAATTAGAAGAGTTAAGTGATTAAACACCCAGTTGGGTGTTTTTTATTTTAAAAAACAATTTTTAAAGGAGGTGTTAACAATGAGTGATTTTGCTTTAGATTTTGGCTTAGGTTTAGATACTAACTTAAACTTTGGAATAAATGATACTTTAAGCTTCTTTAAAAAGGAATTACAGAAGAGTATAATTGAATTAAAGAGTTTTAACACTCAATTAACAGAAACTAATACAAATTTAACAGAACTTAACAATCATGATAACAAAGCTTCTAAGATTTCTACAATCAATAGCTTAGTTATTGGTAAAGTAGATAAGTTAACTATCAGTAATTTAACTAACAATGAAAGTGATAGAACAGGTCAAATTGAAAGAGGTAAAAGTAAAGATTCTAAAGAACAAAATGAAGGAAGTCAAGACCAACAACAATCAGGAATAACGGATTTCTTATCAAGTAATAAGTATGTATTAGCTTTGGCTAGTACTCTAACAACAGTTCCTGGACTCGTAACAGTATACAAGGGTTTAAAATCTACGTTAGACAAATTTAAATTAGGTATTAGTCCAAAAAATTTCAAGTTAAATAATATCTATTCTTCACAAGGACTATTAGGTTCAGGTTATAAGTTGCCGGGGTTATCTGGAAGCTATGGCTTGGGAGAATCTCTCTTAAAATTTGGTTCCTTATCTGCTGGCATATCTTTAGCAATTCATGATGGTTTTAAAGGAGTATCAAAATCTCAAGAATGGCTAGGCAAGAAGAAAGGTAATACTTTTCTTGGTAAAGCTAACTCCTTTACTAGTGCAGTGATAGGAGGGACTGATTCTGGCTGGTCAGGTGCTTTCAAAGGATTAGGAAAGGGAGCCTTAATTGGAGGTTATTTTGGACCTGTTGGGGCTGCTATTGGTGGTGCTATTGGAGCTGGTTTAGGAGCTATTGGAGGAGAAAGAATTGCTAAATGGGTAGGTGGTGTTAAATCGGATCAAAAACAAAAAGATATAAAATCTGAATTAAACACTAAGAGAAATACTAATAAAGATTTAGTTACCTCAGCTAAGATTGCTATAACAGCTCAAGAAATTAGTACAACAGACCAGGGGAATACAACTGTCTTATCTGGTAATAAGGGTAATTCTAATCCAGCTCAAAAAAGCTTAAAGCAAGGCTCTAGTGATGCTGCAAGCGGAGATAAACAGCCTACTTTGTTAGAGGTACTACAAGAGATTGCTAGTGATGTGAAGAGGATAGCTAATAAGGTGATTAGTATTGGTCAACCGAAAGAGCTTATAACATCTGAAGTTGCTACTAAACAAGGTGTAGGGGATATAAGTACAAATAAAAAGGATGAGAATAATAAAAAAGATCAAAAAAGTCAAAATAAGCAAAGTAGTATCTGGTCTAATCTTTATAATTGGTTGGCTTCTCCCCCCAAGTGGCTACAGTCCTTTTTTAATGCTGATGCTCTAGCAGGATTACTTGCTGGTAAGACTATCAGTCAAGCAGTTTTAGGTGAAGGAAAAGGTTTATTTTCTGTTATTAAAAAAGCTCCTAAATTATTAGGAAATATGTTTAAGACTAATAAATTTATCCCTAATTCTTATCAGGGAGTTCTAGGTTATAAATTGCCAAAACTACCTGGTAGCTTTGGTTTGGATGAAGTAGCTGTAAGGGCTGGAGCTTCAGTTGCTGGTCTAGGCTTAGCAGTTGTTGATGGTATTAAGGGAATCACTAAATCTAAAGAATGGTTAGGTAAGGAAAAAGGTCATACCTTAATTGGTAAAGCCAATTCCTTTACTGGAGCAGCTTTAGGAGGAACTGATTCTGGTTGGTCAGGTGCTTTCAAAGGTGCAGGAAAAGGAGCCTTAATTGGATCTTACTTTGGACCGATTGGGACAGCTGTAGGTGCTGGTGTTGGTGGTATTTTAGGTGCTATTGGAGGAGAACGGATTACTAAAGGGCTACAAGCTACTGGAGATTTTATTGGTAATAGATTCAAAAAAGTTGGTAATTGGTTTGGAGAAAAAGTATTTGAATTTGGTCAAAATGATGATATGAATCCAGTAAAACCAAAGGTACTTAGAGGTCGAGGAGTGATAATTAATCAAGATAAGGAAATTAGAAGTATCCCTAGACATCCTCGAAGTCAATATCTAAGAAATCAAAGAATTACTACTGATTTTCAAGGGATAAGTTTTAATCAAACTACTACCAATGATATGATTGCTAATAACTCTAATATTAAAGAAGGTAATACATTAAAACAACAAGAGGTTAAGCAAGTTTTTAATCTTAATATCTCTGGAGATACTGCTGATCCTTATGCTATAGAGCAGGCTATTAAAAATGGTTTTGCTAAGTTAATTGCTGAAGATGCAGCAGCAGTAATTTCAACATAAGAAATTATAATTTTTCCCTATCTTTTTAACTAATAAAAATGAGATAATGATAATATAGATTTCTTTACAGAGTACAATTTACAGGTAAATTATACTTTTTGAAGAATAAATTACAATAGTTATCCAGATTATATAGTAGATTAGGGGAATATATGAATAACAAACAAAAAACTTCTAAATCAAAGTTATTTTTAATGATAATTTTTTATTTAATTATTTTATATCTGTATTATCGAGGAGGAAGTTTTGTTAAAATTGCTGGTAATGGTAGTCCAATAGAGGTTAAACTAGCACTTAAATTAGGAGCTGATGTGAATCAAAGAGTTCAGGAAGAGGAAGTAGAAGGATTAACCCCTTTAATGGGAGCAGCTAAATATAATAATCTAGAAGTTTTAAAGATATTAGTAGACCATGGAGCAAAAGTAAATGAACGCGATCGTTTGGAATTTACACCTTTAATGTATGCGGTAGCTTTTAATTCTAATCCACAAGTAACTAAAATATTGTTAGAGGCTGGAGCTGAAGTTAATGGTGTAAGAGATGGTGGTTGGACACCGTTAATGTGGGCAGCTAGATATAATCAAAACCCTGAGGTAGTACTAACTCTTTTAAACTATGGTGCCGATCCAAAAGCCAGAAATAATGGAAATTGGCGTCCAATTGATTTAGCTGATAAGAATGAAAATTTAAAGGGAACAGATGTCTATTATAAGTTACAGAAGTTGAGTTATTAGTAAGTAGTAATAAGTTAAAAATAATCAATTTTAAGATAAACACCCAATTTGGGTGTTTTTTTATTGCCAATAATTCACTTGGTTGTAATTACTCGCTATGAAACTTTTTTCATTTAAAACAATGTTATATACACAAAATATGTATATAACATTGTTTATGACTCTTAATGAGTCTAAATACTTCCTTATTTATGTCAATGTTACAATAAGAGTAATATTCAATTAGTAGTTAAATTCTTAAAGAAGATGGTGGTGATAAGATGGCTAAACTAGGTAAATTAATCTTTGAAGTGGTTGAGGAAGAGACCGTTGACTTTACTAATAATCTAATCTCTAAACCGATAGAGGATCGTAATGAGATTTCAGATCATATAACCCATCAGCCAGTTACGGTTAATATTAAGTTTGTAGTATCTGCTCTTAATAGTAAAGATACTTATGATACTTTGATTGAGATGCATAATTCTAATCAAGTTTATGACTATAATGGAGTTCATGGCTTTTATAATAATATGGCAATTAAGAGTTTAAGTGTTCCTAGAAATTCTAAGATAGTAGAGGGATTTCAAGGAAGCCTTAAATTACAACAGATTAGAATTGTAGAACAACAGAGTATTCAAAGGGCATTAGGCAAGGACCCAGTTACTGAAAATCAAGCCCAAAGTGATAGTAAGCAAGCAGAGAAAAGAAGTACTAAAGAAGATAATATTCAAAAGACCTAATAAAAAAGGGGGATTAAGGTGAAAGTCAATTATTTGCCTATTAATAGAGAAGAGATTGAAAAGAGACCCGATAAATTTATCACAACTATTGATAAGATAGAGCTTATCTTTGAAATTTCATGGAATCCAGAGATGGAAGCCTTCTTCTTTAAACTCTATGATTACGAAGAAAATCCTATTTTATTAGGAAGAAGAATAGTTTATGGAGAAGATATGTTAGCTACTTTGATAGATGAAAGGATTCCAGATGTTAAGATTATTCCTCTAGACAAGACGGGGGCAGCAGAGAGAGAAGGAATCACCTTTGAAAATTTCATGGTCAGTGTTAAACCTTATATTATTGAAGGTGATAGTCAATGACTGCTTTTGGTAGGAATGTAGAGCTTACTATTGATGATAAGGTAATTAAATATCCAGATTTAGAGATGAGCTTTGAAGTAAATTTTGATACGAAATCTGATGGGAATGTGGGAAATATAAAGGTTTATAATTTAAGTAAAGAGACTATTAGACTGATTAAAAAGAATGCGGTATTGAGCTTAAAAGCAGGATATAAGGATGACATAGATTATATCTTTATAGGGGTTGTAGCTTCTGCTACTACCAAGTGGAAGAATCCTGACAAGGAAACAGAGATTATTATTGGTGATCATACTGATGCTTGGCTAAATACTACAATTAATCAAACCTGGCGCAAGGGAATTCAAGCTTCTAAGGTAATTAAGGATGTTGTAGCTGTCCTTCCCTTAGAGATTGGGAAGATAGAGATACCAGAGGATAAGAGTTATCCTAAAGCAAAGACCTTTAGCTGTACTTGTAAGAAGGCTTTAGAAGAGCTAGCAGCTGACTTATCTTTAAAGCTCCATGTCAATAAAGGGAAAATCTATTTAAGGTCAGAAGACAAAGGAACAGAGCAGATAGTTATTTTAAATAAAGATACAGGCTTAATAGGCAGCCCTCAAGAGATAAGTACTACAGATGCTAAGAAGGATAAATATAAGATTCAATCCTTATTGAATTACAGAATTGAAAGTGATTTAGTATTAAAGGTGGAATCGAATACAATCAATGGCTATTATCGAGTAGAGCAGGGCAAGCATTTTTTAAGTGGAGATGACTTTTTAACTGAGATTGAAGTTAGTAAATATGAAGAATAGATCTTATTTATCTTTCTCTAAAATCATTATTTTAAGATAAAATATAGTAATTAATAGAATTAAAACCACTTATATACTATAATATAGATAAAGTGTTAATAATTGGAGGAAGCTAGATGGTGTCTAAAATAAAATTACTAATATGGGTAATAATAGCAATTATGTTACAGGATGTATAATAAAGGGATTAGCTGAGAAACAAGCAGCTCGAGAGAGAGTAGCCAAGGTACACCAAGAGGCATTGGAATATTTACAAGACTTGTATAATGAAGAGTTTGTAATCAAAGATACGAGATATATCAAAAATACAGGTGTTTGGGAGCTGACAGCAGCGCCAAAGACTGATCAAGACTTAGATTTCTTTGTTAAAACAGGTGGGATGTATGGAGATGGCTTTGTATCTAATTATGCAAAATTAAAGTTATCTTAATCAATCAAAAGACTATTATAATCCAGTTTTAAAAGAAATCTTTGGAAGACAAATGTACTTCTATTCTAATATGGCGACAAGGGCAAAATTTAAAGATAGTAAGATACCGACCTTTGAAGAATTATTGGAATATGGTCCTGAAGATACTTATGTCAATATATTCATTTACATATTTGAAGATGTAATAACTGATGAGAAGAGAAAAAAAGAATTTCTATCTAACGTGCTGGAGTTATTAGAGTACCTGCGAGGACAAAATCTGAAATGGGCACAAATTCAAGTAAATATCTATGATGAAGAGTTCTTTAAAGATAAGGATATAGAATATCTTAAAAGAGACACAGTTCTTTCATACAGGCTCAGTAAACCTTAAATATAATGCTTTTGAATATAAATCCTATGAAGTATATGGATTGAGAATAAGTCGTAAGGAATTTTCTGAAATAAAGACACTTAAAGGTTTAGAAGGTGAATTGTATAAAACAGATAAAAAAATTTTTAAGAGAATAAAAAATTAAGCAAGAAATCTTAATTTAATTTTGCTAGATTAGCGAAAAATATATTTTAAATACATTTCTTTAGTAGGAGAGAGGTGAAGCAGAAAGGTGAGTCAAATTATAGAGATTAAAAGAAAAATAGAGTTATTAAGTCAGGAATTTACAGAATTATTGGAGCTCAAGGAATTAGCTAATGATGTTGAGCAAGGAATGGTGAGCTTGTCTGATGAAGAGAAGAAAGAATTAGAAGATTCTATTACTTCTACAAATCATCAAGTAGAGACTTTACAACAGGAATTAAATCAATTATCCAAGGAAGTATCCTCTGAAGTTGCAACTGAGGTTATAGAAGATACCAAAGTAAGGTTATACAAGATAGAGGAAGAAATCATAAATAATCAAGAAAAAATAGCAGAGTTGGAAGAATTAAAAAAATCAATAGAATCAGAAATAGAGTTACTAAACCTTGAACAATTAATCACATATAAAGAGGTTGAGATAGACAAATTAAAGGAAAAAAAAGAATTAATAAAATCGATACAACAACTTTTTTATAAATCAGAATTAGATCCAATAACCGACTTACAATACTTAGCCTTAGCTGATTTAGTATATGAGGATTTTAGTAAATTTAATGGCAATAATGGTGGTATAGTACTAAATGATATATTTAATGATAATAGTAATTTTAAATCTAAAAGAGAAGATACCAAAAGTAGATGGAGAACTTACAGAAAACATGTAGGAGATTGGATGTTTTTAAAAGCCTATAATCCTAAAGAATTATTAACTGGGGGAAAAGAAGAGCTGACTCTAGAAGAAGAGCAGTTCTATGCAGCTGCTTTTCAGCACCCTGATAAGAAAAGAATAGTCATTACCTACAGAGGAACAGATGGTGATAATGGAGCTTATGACCGAGGGAAGACGATATCAGGTGTCAGTGTAAGCCAATCAATCCCTATATTAAAAGAATTAATTCCTATATTAGCAGAAAAGATTACCATACTAAAGAAAAAATTAAATATTGATCCCGACTTTCTATTGGAACATCTAGTTACAAATAGAAAGATAGCAGTAGATACTCCAGGAAGACAGTTTGAATTAGCTAAAGAATTTTATGAAAAAATACAAACTTTGTATAATGATAATATTTCTTTTACTGGTCATTCCCTTGGTGGTGGCTTAGCCCAATATGCAGCAGTAATCTCTTCTAGTAAATCTAATCTCCCAACTTCAGTGAAGAATACTGTAACTTGGAATGGAATAGGAATCAAAGCATTTTCAAAGATAATGGGCTATGAATTCTTCGATGAATATATCTCTATTGCCCAAAGGCTAAGAGATATATCAGGGGAATTTGCTAAAGATCATATACCTTTTATAATATATACAAGTTTAGCGAAGAGTACTTTAAATTCTTTTGAAGAGAAGGGCTATATAAGAGATGGAGAGATAACAGACGAGTTCTTAAATATCAAAGGAGAAATAGACACTGAAAAGATAAAAGAGGTCATAACACCTTTAAGTATAAAAAGAGCATTCATAGAGTTTTTTAAAGAGTTAATACAGATTGTAGGTGATATAGGAGATATTCTTAAAACACCAGTTATTGGAGTCTTAAAATTTATTTTCAACAGAGTAGATGTTATTTTTGAGACTTTATGTAATGATGATGGCTACAATATCTTTGATTCTCCTAAAAATATACAGAAAAAATTAGAATCTAAAAGAAGATTTGCTACCTATTATCAAAGTGGAGATAAGTTTGAAAAAAGGGTAGTCAATTATATCAATTCTCTAGATTTAACAGGTAATTTTGCTCAGCATATAGGGAGTACTTATGTAGTTGATAAAGAGCTAAAAATAAAAGATGCTGAAAGCTTATTAGCAGATTACCCAGACATTGAAGGGATAGAATTTTCAGCTCAGCATGGATTTGATGTCTTTTATCCCTTTATACTCTTAGAAGAAGAAGGACAAGTCGGTGACCCTAAAAATAGATATGGTGAAACTGCTAAAGTTGGTGACATCACCACTAATCTCAGCTATGATTACCTCCGTTCCATAGTCAAAACTATCTTCTTAGATATAACTGATGCTGGAAAGAAGAAGAAACTATTAAAGAAGTTTTTTAAGAGTAAAGCAGCAGGAAGTAATTTAAAAGCAATCAAAGCTGCTTTAGCCAATAGTGCCATCTTTCAAGAAAGAAATGATAATCAAACTGTAGAGGATGTTATGGCTGAAAGTAAGATAATGTGGCTGCCTTATCGCGGGGCTTTAGTTATTATTGATGGTATTATTCCAGATATCTCTTTAACCTCAGATAATTTAAAATATAAATTAGATACAACCATCCTAGCAAATTTAGCTAAGATGACAGCTGATGAGATAAATAGCTTATGGAAGTGGGAGAGTAGTGAAGAGCAGGCTTATCTAACTTTGGGGACAGAAGATATCAATGAGAGTAATAAGACTATCTATCATGTTATTGATGAAGATGCAGAGGAGTATATAGATAATTCTAGACAGAACCTTAGTATAGAGCTTGAGCAAGGAGAAGCTAGCACAGAGCAAAGTAGCAATACCTTTGCTAACAAAACAACTCAACAGTCTACTCTAGCTAAGAATCAAAAGACTACTAGCTTAAGTGGCTTAATAAAGTCATTGATTAATCAAGAGCTAGATGAATTGAATGTAGCCTTACCAGCTAAAATAGAAAAGTATTATCCCAAAGAGTTAAAAGCTGAGGTTACCTTACTTGCTAAAAAGAATTTAGAGGGGCAAGAGGTTGTTATTCCCCCATTACTAGAGTGTCCAGTTAAGATATTAAAGGCTGGACCTTTTATTATTAGACCACCTTATCAAAAAGGTGATATAGTTCAGGTCTTATTCAATCAGCGTGCCTTAGATAAATTATTGATCACTGGAGAACCAGCCAGTGTAGAATATACTCGTCGCCATGCTTTAGATGATGCAGTAATTATTGGAGGATTAAAGACAGATAATCAAGTTGATACCCCAGATGAAGAGTTAAATAGCCTTTATATCGCCAATACTGATACCAATTCAAGGGTCTTTATTAACTTACTTGGAGATATAATCGCTAATAATGAAACCCATCAAGTTGAGTTAATTCAAGGTAGCAATATCAATATTAGTACTGAAAATAAGGTCAATATCAATTGTAGTGAGGCAAATATCAACTCAGGTTCAATCAATTTAGGAAACAATGCTACTGAAAGTGTAGTCTTAGGTGATTCTTTTGCTGCAGTTTTTGAAAACCATACCCATCCTTATAGTTGGGGTCATAATCCTGGGTCAGGAGATACATCTCCTCCAAGTTCAAAAGTACCTTTAAGTTCAGTAACTAAAACAGAATAGCTAAAGTTTATTAGGCAGCTAAAAGGCTGTTTTTTTATTTTAATAAGAGAAAGTAGAGGTGATTAGATGAGTGAATATGGAGTTAATCAAAAAGGCTTTAACAAGAAGACAAGGGAAGAGATCTCAAAGGATATGGAGATTTTAGCTAAAAATCTATTTGGAGATGAGATTAATTTAGCAGACAACTCCCCTTTAGGAAAGTTTATTAAGTTAAATGCTTTTGAGATGAATAGGTTATGGGATTTGGCAGAAGGGATTTATAATGCTACCTTTCTTAATACAGCCACTGGTCAAGCATTAGATAATATAGCTAACTATTTAGGAATTAAAAGAAAAGAGGCCACTGCTGCTAGAGGAAAGGTCATCTTTAGTGGTGAAGCTGGAACGCTAATTAAGCCAGATACCTTATTAGAGACTGATGAGGAGAATCCAGTTCAATTTAAGACAATCAATCAAGAAGATGTAGTTTTAATAAATAGTACTTCAAGTCCTAATTTAGGAGAAGCAGAGGTTCCTATTCGAGCAATAACTAAAGGAGCTAACACCAATGTTGATGCACATACTATTACCCAAATAACTAATCCTTTGCCAGGCATTGATAGTGTTACTAATCCTAAAGCTACAGCAGGTGGTCAAGAAGAGGAGACAGATTTTGAATTAAGGGAACGTTATAAGGCTTCTGTAGCTGCTCCAGGAGGGTCTACCATAGCTGCTATTAAGTCCAATGTACTCAAGGTTGATGGGGTCAGAGCTTGCTTAGTTGAAGAGAATGATACTTTTGATTTTGATAAGTACGGTCGTCCCCCCAAAAGCTTTGAAACTATAGTCTTAGATGGTGTTGATGAAGATATTGCTCAAGCTATCTTTGAGAGAAAACCTGCTGGGATACAGGCCTATGGTCAAGAGACTGTTGAAATCTATGATGATGCTAATAACCCACACCTTGTCAACTTCAGTAGAGCTGAAGAAGCACATATCTATGTTAAGCTTGAGTTGACTGTCGATGAAACTAAGTATCCAGAAGATGGTGATAAGTTGGTCAAAGATGCAATTATTAGCTATATTGGAGGGAAAAACTCTAAAGAAGAGCTAGCTTTAGGATTGAGTTTAGGTCAAGAAGTAATCTATAGTAAACTATTTGATGTAATCTATTCTGTCTCTGGAATTAAAGATGTTAAGTTTAGCTTAGCTAAAAGTAATCAAAAGATTGAGAGTGATCAGTTGGAGTTTAAAGCAGAGAACTTAACTATAAAATCTAATCAGGTGGCAACTACCAGCTTAGATAAGATTGAAATTAGTAAAGTAGAATAAAGGGGGGAACTTATGAAGAAGACAGTTTCTGATTTGATCAATAGATTACCTGATAATTATCAAAAAGATGAGAGTCTAGATAATAATATTTACAAGATACTTAGTCTATTAGGTGCTGAGCTTGATTTGAGTAAAGAAGTATTTAAAAAATTAAGTGAAGTATTCTTAATTGATCAAGCAGAGGGAAAGAATTTAGATAGAATTGGAGAGAATCTACAACAACAGCGTGGTTATCTCTTAGATAGAATCTATCGAGTCTTACTTAAGGCTAGAATCAAACTCAATATCTCCAATGGTACTATCAATGAGATTATTGAGATTTTAGCTACTATCTTTTCAATTAATAAGAGTGAAATTGAGGTTAAAGAGCCCTTTTGGGGTACTTTTAAATTTGCTACCAAAAGCAATCAAGCTGAATTTGATCACTTTGGCTTTGATAGTGGGAAGTTAGCTGCCAATCCTAGTGATTGTGCAAGGATTATGTTAGCTCTTCCACCCCATGCCTTAAATAAGATTGGATTTTCAAGACAATGGTTTGAAGAGTTAATCACAGAGCTTTCAGCTGCTGGAGTACAGGCTCAACTATTATATCGTGGAAGTTTTGCTTTTGCTAAAAAAGCAGCTCAAATAGATAAAGATGATAAAGAAGGTTTTGATAGTGGTAATTTAGGAGCTTATTTTGAACCTCCTAGTGCCAAAAGCTTACCATTAACAAGATAAAAAAGGAGAGGATATTATGCCACAAGAAGGTAAAATCACACAACACATCCCTGAAGATTGGGAGAAACAGGGTTCAGCTATCCCTAGTGGAGAGAGAAGTTGGGAGGCCCAAGAGAGACCTCCAGCAGATTGGTTTAACTATTTCTTTTATCATGTAATTGAAAGTTTAAAAGATTTGGATCAAAATAGTATTGCAAATATCAATGAGATTCCTGCTTTATACGTAGACAGTCAAGATAACTTACCTAAGCCAGGAGAGAAGAATAGTTTATTTATTAATACTGATAATGGAGAGATTTTAGTTGACAATGGTACAAAGTGGGTGCAGGTAGCTGCTGATGATTTGACCTCACAAGAGATTCTAAACCTACTTAAGAAGGTAGATGGCAAAGGTAGTGGATTAGATGCTGATACTGTTAGAGGAAGAAAATTAGATCAGGAGTTAGATACTTTAAAGAGTAATATGAATAACTCTAATTCTGCCTTAAATACTAACCTAACTAACCATAAGAATGATAAAACTAACCCTCATGATGTAACAGCAACACAGTTAGGAGCTACTAACATCTTAACTGAAGTAAAGAAAGTAGATGGTAAAGGCAGTGGACTAGACGCTGATACCATTAGAGGAAGAGAACTAGATGAAGAGTTGGATCAATTAAATACTAAGGTAGATAATACTACAGCTAATTTGAAGAATACTATGAATAATGCTGATAATGAACTAGCAGTTAATTTGACTAATCATCAAGATGATACTACTAATCCCCACCAAGTGACAGCTGCTCAATTAGGAGCAAATAATATCTTAGCTGAAATCAATAAGGTTGATGGCAATGGAAGTGGCTTAGATGCCGATAAATTGGATGGACTAGAAGCTAATAATTTTGCTAAAACAGGTCATAATCATGACAATAGATACTATACTCAAGCTCAAGTGGATACTAAGGTTAGTAATTTAGTCGATTCAGCTCCCGAAACTTTAAATACTTTAAATGAATTGGCTCAAGCTTTAGGAGATGACCCTAACTTTGCTACAACTGTCTCCAATCAGATTGGAACTAAACTCAGTCAGTCTAGTAATTTAGCTGATCTTAATAATAAAGCTACAGCTAGAACTAACTTAGGTTTAGGTAGTGCAGCTACTAAAGATAGTAGTCATTTCTCATCTGCAGGACATGATCATGATGGGCTTTATTATACGCAAGAACAAGTCAATAATTTATTAGAAGAAAATAATATTGCTGTTATTAGTGGTAAAATAGCACATGGGCAGAAATTACCTTTGCCTTCTGGCTATATACAAGAACAATGTCATTGGATAATATCACCTAACACTGTAAAAACAGATAATAATTATGGTAAAAATATTCATTATAGAATTTATTCTTATGTGGATTCTGATTTAACAGTTAATATTTATTTTAATGATGGTTCAGGACATAGTTATGGTGGCTCTGCCAATTATTTAGTTATAGGAATAAAATAGTCATATAGGGGAACCTATACTTGACTAATATAAGTGAAGAGTATTTAATTAACTAAACTAGTTGGTTAATATGAAATAACTTTACCGCCTAAGAGCGGTTTTTTTAATTTATCAGATAAAGAAGGTGATAAAATGAAAAGTTTCTACCTTAATCAAGCTGGAGATTTAGAATTGGATCAATTCAATAATATTAAGCTTGTTGAAGATACAGCTGAAGTTAAGCAACGTAATTACTTAACCTTAACAACTAATCAAGGGGAATGGTTTTTAAACCTTAACTTTGGTATTCCCTGGATTGAGCTTTTAGGACAGAAGAATAATCAGGAAGATATCAGATATGAGATCATTAAAGCTTTAAACCAAGATGATGCTATTAAATCAGTAGATTCTGTTGAGCTTGATTTTAACCAAGAGAACCGTTATCTAACTATATACTTTCAAGCTACATTAACTGATGATACAACCTTTAGCCAAGAAGTGGAGGTGCTTTAGATGGGAGACTATGGTGTCAAACAGCAGGGTTTTAGAAAGAAGAGTCGAGCAGAGTTAGTGGCAGATATGGAGATTACAGCTAAGAATCTCTTTGGTGATAATATTAATTTAGCTGATAACTCCCCTTTAGGTCTTTTTATTAAAGTCTTATCCTATCCCCTAGCTTTATTATGGCAAGGGCTTGAAGGGGTTTATAACTCTGCTTTTATCAATACTGCTAGTGGTCAATCCCTAGATTATCTCGGTCAATATATTGGGATTGAACGTAAAGGGGCCAGTAAAGCTAAAGGAATAGCCAAATTTACTGGACAGGCAGGCTTTGAAATACCTCAAGGCTTTCTAATCGAAACTGAAGGTGATTCAATAATTCAATTTCAGACTACAGAAAGTGGAGTAATTAGTCCCAACAATAGTGTTAAGGTCAAGGTTAAATTAGTAGATGAAGAGCAAGAAGGAAATATCGCCTCAAATACTATTACTAAGATGGCTCAACCTATCTCTGGGATTGAGAGTGTAAATAATCCTACTGCTATTATAGATGGTAGTGGAGAGGTTAAATTTACTGGTAAAGCTGATACTACTATTCCACTAGGAACAATTCTTGAGACTGAAAGTGAGCCAGTAATTCAATTTATAACTATAGAAGAGAAGGGTATTGACAGTAGAGAGAATAATGTAGAGTTGGCAATTGAAGCTGTTGAAGCTGGCTCTAAAGGAAATCTAGGAGCAAATCTAATTACTACAGCAGTTAATAAATATAGTCAATTAGAAAAAGTCACTAACCCCTTTGCTACAGAAGGAGGAGCAGATAGAGAGAGTGATAGTGAGTTTAGAAAGAGGTATAAGAAATCAGTTGCCAATACAGGAGCAGCTACCATTGATAATATTAGAGCTAAATTATATCAGATACCCAATGTAGAGGCAGTCTTAATTAGAGAGAATAATACTGCCATAGACCATAAGCTAGCCATCCATGGTGATAATTTACCAGCCAAATCAATTGAAGCAGTAGTCTTAGGTGGAGCAAGAGAGGAGATTGCCCAAGCTATTTTGGAGAGTAAAGCTGCTGGAATTGAAGCTTATGGTCAGCTAGGAGTTCAGGTTAGGGATTTAGCTAATAATCAGCATTTAATTAGATTTTCTAGACCCCAAGCAGTTGAAATCTATGTTAAGATTAGTGAAGTTGAGATTGATGATAGCTTTGCTCAAGATGGAGTAGGAAAAATTAAAGACGAGATTATCAAGTATATTGGTGGTAAGGATAGCTCTGGAAAGAGTTGGACAGGTACCAAATTTGGAGAGAAGGTTACTTATAATAAGATAATTGATGCTATCTTTAATGTAGTAGGGGTTCAAGATGGAGTAATTGAGCTTAAAAAGGAAGATGGAGAGTATCAAAAATCTAATCTAACAATTGAAGAGACTGAGATGGCTATTACTAAGATAGAGAATATCAGAGTGGATGTGATTGATAGATGAGTATCTTAAAGGATTTATTAAAGCGATTACCCCATAACTATAAAGCTACAACTAATAGCCAGATTGCTAAGTTATTTGGAGTAATAGCTACAGAGTTAGCAGAGCTTAAAGAGGCTAAAAATGATATTACCCACAGTCGTAGCATCGACCAAGCCATTGGACAAACTCTAGATAACTTAGGTCACAATGTCCAACAAGGACGGGGTCAAAGAGAAGATAAGACCTTTAGATTCTTCATTAAGGCTAGAATAGCCATTAACCGTTCTTCAGGTTCAATTAGTGATATTATTAGCATTATAGCAAATCTTTTAAACATAGAAACAGAAGAGATAAAGGTTAAAGAGAGATTAGATGGGGAGATGGCTTCTATTTATCTATCTCTTCCCTTAAAGGCTATTAATAAGATTGGACTTAAAAGGGATGAATTTTTAATTGTCCTCAATCAGATCTTAGCTGCTGGGGTTAGACCTTATACTAGATTAAGAGGAAGTTTTACTTTAGGAGATACTGCTGATAGTTCTTCTACTGATCAGGGCTTTGGTGATGTTAATAGTAATAGGGGTGGTTATTTTGGTAGTTGGCATAATTAAAAAGGAGGAGTTAATGATGAAGATTGAACAAGAGTTAAAGGAAGCTCAACAGAAGTTAAAGAGAATTAGAGAGGAACATTATAAATTGATAGAAGATGCTAAAAAGATAATCGATAGTTCACGGGATAATTTAATTGCTCAAGAGGCTATAGTTGATTATCTTAAGGGCTTAGTAGCTACAACTGAAGAAGAAATTAGTACAGAAAAGGAGTGATTTAGATGGGTTATAAGGGAAATTATCTTAGTAATCTTCCTGATTGGAAACCAGATCAAGATAAAGTAATAGAACCACCAGAAGAGAAGAAGAATAGTGGCTGGGAGGTTGAAGAGAAGCCCCCAGCCCAATGGTTTAATTGGCTACACCAAGGTTTTTTTAAGAGTATGATAGAACTTGATGATGCTCTAAATAACTTAAATCAAACTTTAGAGCAGGATATAAGTGATTTAAATAATCAATTAACCTTAGCTAAAGGTTCATTAGAAACAAATATAACTGATCATAAAAGTGATAAGAACAACCCTCACCAAGTTACTACTAGCCAAATTGCTGCTTTAAATAAGAATAATAATTTATCAGACATAACTGATGTAGCTCAAGCTAGAACTAATCTAGGATTAGCAGGTACTAGTAATACTACCCATTACCATGATGGACGCTATTATACCAAAAATGAAGTGGAAACTAAGGTAAGTAATTTAGTCAATTCTGCTCCAGAAACCTTAGATACCTTAAATGAATTGGCTCAAGCTTTAGGTGATGACCCTAATTTTGCTACTACTATATCTAATCAGATTGGAACTAAGCTAAGTAAATCTAGTAACTTAGCTGATTTGAGTAATAAGGCAATAGCTAGAACTAACCTGGGCTTAACTGGTGCTAGTAATACCACTCATTATCATGATGGACGCTATTATACCAAAAGTGAAGTGGAGACTAAAGTAGCAGCTAATAGTTTAGAAAGAGCATATCCCATCGGTTCAATCTATCTCAATGCCAAAACCGCTACCAATCCAAGAACTTTATTGGGCTTTGGGACTTGGCAGCGGTATGCCAAGGGACGAGTCTTAGTTGGAGTAGATGAGAATGATGATGATTTTGATACTTTAGGATACACTGATGGAGAGAAGAAACATAAATTAGAAGAATGGGAAATGCCTAGGCATAGACACGGTGGAGGTACTGCTAATGTTCATCAACCAGATGGGGCTGGTTCTTATGAAGGTAATGCCCCTTGGGGTTCTGTTACAACTTATGCAGGTGGGGATCAACCTCACAATAATTTACAACCCTATATCACTGTCTACATGTGGGTGAGAACAGCCTAGGAAAGGAGGTTAAGAATGAATAGTAACAAGAAAAATCAAAGTCCTATTTTAAATTCCTTTATTGTTAAACCAGAAAACTTGATTGTAGGAGAAGAAGCTTTAATTACAGTAAATGCCTATGATCCTGAGAATAATGAGTTGTCCTATTATTGGAACACTACTGGTGGTAGAATTGAAGGTGATGGCAATCAGGTACACTATTTTGCTCCTGATAGACCAGGTTGTTATAAAATTTCAGTGCTAATTAGTGATAACAACCATGGGAAACTATGGATAAATAAATATATATCGGTCTATGCTCGGTGCTTTGATACCAATAAAGCACCTATATTTAAATCGATGACTGCCGCCCCTCAAATAATTAAAACCGATGGAAGATCTACAATTACAGTAGATGCTTTTGATCCAGATAGTGATCAACTAACTTATAGTTGGGAAGTAGAAGGTGGTAGGATTGAGGGGGAAGGAGCAGAAGTAACCTATCTTCCAACAGATGTTCCAGGAACTTATAGAGTTACAGTTGTGATTAGTGATCAAAATGGTGAAGAGATTGCTCCTAGTTGCGAAATAGTGGTTGAAGAAGGAGAGCCACCTAATTATCGCCCTATTGTCAATCAGATTGTTGCTGCCCCAGAGGTAATTAATACAGGAGAGCTGACCTTGATCACTATAGATGCTTATGATCCAGATGGTGATCAATTATCTTATAGTTGGTCAACTAATGGTGGTACTATTAAAGGTTATAGTAATGAAGTGGTCTATCAAGCTCCAACTGAGCCAGGGACCTATACAGTCTCAGCAATAATTAATGATAATCAAGGTGGTTATCTTACTGTCAGTAAAGATATTACTGTTGAAAGAATAGAACAAGTCATTATGGAATTAAGTGATGCGCAGCCACCACCAAAACTATAAAGTTGACTAGATATAGAGCTAATAGAGGAGTGGAGATAAATGAAGAAGATTAAGCAGGATAGGCAGAGGATATTATCAATAATCACAATCTTTTTTGTGATTATATTAATTTTATCCTTTGGATTGACCAAGATAGATAATAGTATTGAAGATATTAAAGAAGATTTAGTTAAATTAGGAGATAAAACTCAAAACCAATTGATTTCTAAGACAGTTTTAGAGCAATCTAAAAGGACTGCTAAAGCATTAAGGCAAGGCTTTAGATACTTTTTTCAGACTCATCCTAACTTAGATATTAGAAGAACAGATGGGCAAGGAAGGGTTATTTATCGTAACCTTAAAGGGGAGAAGTTATCCTTTAATCAACAGGTAATGGAGCTTAAAGCAAGGCATGATTTCTTTTATGATATTTATAATAAAGAAGGTAAGTTACTTCTTAAAAGAGCAAGACCTATTTGGAATAGAGAGGTAATTAAACAAGCCTTAGAAACCTCTTCAATTATGGGAATGAAGCTGTATGGTCCTACAGGAGATCCAATAATCTTAGACCCCTATACAGGGGAGTTACTTCTTGATAATTCAAAAGATTGTGCCACAGTACCAGAGGTAGTTAAATTTGCTGCTGATGGTACTTTTTTATTTAGAGATATTAACCTTGATTATAAGCATCCTAATGCAGGATATCCTGAGGCAGTTAAATGGATAGTTGATAATAAGATGACTTGGCGTAGAGATGGAATACAGATCTATTACTTTGGTGTGAAAGATCAAGCAATTCCTCTTGAAGATGTCAAAAATAATCAGAGTATGAACTTTAATAAATATCCCTTAGGTAATTATAATAGGGAATTTCAATATCAATTTGTAGTTCCATCAGAAACTTTAGGATTACAAGGGACAGATATGCAATTGGTGATTATTTTAGGAGCACAAGAAGCTGAAATAACAAGCCCCTATCAAGAGGTTAGAGAACTATATCATCAAATTCAAAAGGGAGTTACTAATTTAGAGAGGTTAGCAATCTGGTTGCCAAGGGCAATTACAGTTATCAGTATGCTTATAGCTACTTTAGCAACCTTTGGATTGCGTAATCTCTATCTTTATGTTTTACAAAAGGAGTGATAGTCATGGAGGTAATTGCAGAATTAACGGTATTTCATCTGATTTTAGTCTCTTATACTGGAGCCTTAATTGGAGAGCTGACTAGGTCTGTTGAATGTAGTGAACCTATTAGTCTAGTTATCTTTTTAGCAGAGTTATTGGCCAGTGGTTTTTTAGGAATTATGATCGCTTTAGCTTTAGAGTCTACTATTTTAAAGGATAAACCTATTGGAGTATTAGCAGCTTCAGGGATTTTTGGATATTTAGATAGAAAGACCTGTATCTCTATAGTCAATAACTTAGCTTTTATTAAGATAGATAATAAGAACAATTTAAAATAAAGGAGGTAATAAAATGAAAGTAATCTGTATCGATCCAGGTCATGGAGGTAAGGACCCAGGAGCAATCAGTCTTAGTAATAAGAGAGAAAAAGATTTTGCTTTAGACGTAGCTTTACGTTTAGATAAGTTATTAAATCAAGGTGGATTCCGTTCAGCCTTGACAAGATATAAGGATAAATATATTAAATTGGCTGAGCGTGCTCAGCTGGCCAATCTTATTGGGGCTGATCTCTTTATTTCAATCCATTTTAACGCAGCAGGCTCCAAAGAAGCCCAAGGAACAGAAGTCTTGCACTATCCATCTAAAACTTCTCAAAGGTTTGCCCAGCTAATCAATAATGAAGTTAAAGGATTAGGAAGAAAGGATAGAGGGGTTAAGGCTAGAGCTAATTTAGTGGTCTTAAACTCTACTAACATGACTGCTTGTTTGGTAGAAGGCGGTTTTTTAACCAATGCAGCAGAGGAAAAATTAATAAATTCACCAAACTTTCGTCAGCAATTAGCAGCAGCTATCTTTAAGGGGATTAAAGAATACTTTAAATAATCTATAGAAAGGAGTGATTTTAATGTGGAGTCAGATTATGAATTTAGTCTCTACTACTATTAAACCAATTGGTGAGATAATCGATAATCTCAATACCTCTGAAGAAGAAAAATTAGCAGCTAAAAGGGCAATGGAGCAAATTCAAAACCAATTAACTACAAAGATGATCGATCTTCAACAAAAGGAGCTGGAGGCCAAAAAAGAGGTTGTAGTAGCAGAAGCTAAGAGTGAACACTTCTTAACAAGTGCCTGGAGACCAATTACTGCTTTGGTCTTTACCTTTATTATTGCTAATAATTATATTATAGCTCCCTATACTGAAGCCTTATTTGATGTTAAGGTTATGTTTGAGATCCCACCACAGATGTGGAATCTGTTAAAGATCATGATTGGTGGTTATGTCTTAAGTAGAGGAGTAGAAAAGACAGCTAGTCAAATGAAAAAAGAGAGATAATTCTTTAACTCTACGAATTAAAGTACAGAATAATGCTGGTGATAGCTATAAGTATACAGGGTTAAAGAAGGTAGTTAATATAGGAATATATTGCCAGACTACAAACTTCTTATAGCTATTACTCAAAATTAATCCATCTTCATTTATCATAAGTCTTATGTTATGATTAAACTATCACTGTAACAAAGGAGGTTTATCTAAGATGTGCCGTTTAAACCCACAGGTGGACTTTCCTTCAAGAAATTATTTGGTAGTGAAGAGAATAAAGATATCTTAATCTCTTTTATTAATTCAGTCTTAGATCAAGATGAGCAAATTAAGGATTTAATCTTAAAGAATCCTTATAATTCTAAGAACTTTAAAAATGATAAACTCTCAATTCTTGATGTCAAAGCTGTCGATGAAAAGGGAATTTGGTATAAATATAGAGATGCAGATTACAGACCAAGATTATTATGATAAAAGAGTAATGTAGGAAATTTAATCAAGAAAAAATACCTATACAGGTCACCTTTACTATTATAAATAAAATTATATAAGTCAATTTTAAGAGAGTTTATCTCTACAGTGATAAACTCCGAGCTGAGCTGTCCTCGGGTCTAGCATGAGAATAGCGATTAGTAGTAGCAATTGAAGAATGTCCAAGGGTGTCTCGCACCACATGAGGAGCTACCCCCTTATCTAGTGCATGGGAGGCATGGGCATGGCGTAACCAATGGGGACTAACTTCCTTATCAATTCCAGCTTTTTTAGCAACCTTTTTTATAATTCGATATGCTGCCGAAGGGTCAAGGTGTCCGCCCTTTTGACTCTCAAAGATTGGATCGTCTTGATTAGCCTCCTTTTTAAGTTTGATTAATTCTTCCCAAGTCTTTGGACTAAGAAAGACTGTC